ATTTAAGTACCCAAGTAAATGGACTGAAGACTTTAATGCATATACTGTATATCGTCCAGATTTATGCCGTAAAATAATAGAGCATATGGATAATTATTCTACAAGAATATCTACCATACGCAAACAAGCAAAGGATCTAAATGACAACTTCTTCTCAGCTAGAGGATTACTTGACAATATCAAATAGTGGTTGTGTTTCAGGAACGATTGGTATCATAGCACAAGATATTGGAAATATAACAATTCCATCTGGCGGCTATTCATCTGGCTCAAGTGATACTATAACAATATCAAACTTTGGAAGTAATTATACCATAGGATCAGGAATCGGGGGCGGCGCCGGTACGGGATATGAATGGAATTTTCCAGAGGAATGGGAAGGATGCTTTCCAGATTGGTCAAGAGTTCAAGATATGTGTGAGCAGTATCCAGCATTAAAGATAGCATTTGAAAAATTTAAAACAACTTATCACTTAGTACAGGATCATTATGATACTCCAGAGAATGAGAGACCTCTTCCTTAATTGGTTAGATCGACACGGTCGTAAACGTGTTGTGTTAGACCGACAGAATAACGAACCGTATTTAGAACGTTACTATATTTTCTTGAAAGATAGAAAATACTTTCCGTTTAATATCTTCCTGCACAAATTTTTGAAGGGTGATCCAGATGATGTACATGATCATCCTTGGGCTTATGCTACGCTAATACTAAGTGGTGGTTATTGGGAATGGATTCCACAGTTTAACGAGGCTGGTCAAAAGACTTGCGAAATTGGCAAATGGCGTGGACCCGGGCATTTCCGTATCTGTCGCCCAAATAGCTTTCACCGTATAGAATTAGAAGATGGTATTACACCCTGGACCTTGTTTATGCCTGGGCCACAAAAGAGAGAATGGGGATTCCTCGTAAAGAATAAATGGATCCATAACGATGAGTACTTATCAGCCCGTAAATAATATAGCATATTCCACACAACTAAGTAGTGGATCTGTATTGACTACATCATACACTAACGGAACAACAGGGGTTAATTGGGCTATTCCCAATAACTATGACTCTGTTATGACCGTTAATACTAGCGAAACAAATCCCACACTTGATGTCAAAGGCGATCTTGTCATAAATGGTGTTAACTTAGAAGAACGACTAAAGACAATCGAACGAGTATTGACTATCCCAGAAAGAGATGTTATACTAGAGAAGAAGCATCCAAAGTTAAAGAAGTTGTACGATGATTATATAAATGCTTTAGCCAAATACAGAACATTCGAAGCAATTAAAGGAGAAGACGATGCTACATGAATCAATTAAACAGAAACAATTTACAGTCAAAGAACGTAATGATTATAGACTGCGTGTTACCCAGCACAAAGTTCTTTCTCCAGCGGATACTTACAGTTTGGACTTTATTCAAGAAACACTTGAAGATGGTAAAGTAATAACTTCACAGACCTATAATTTCTTCATGACTAGTGATGATCTTAAAGTACTATGCGAAGGATTATTAAGTGAATAAAATTTATTATAATTGGGCACAAGTAGAAGGTGCCTGCTTAGATATAGTTAGGCAGATGACTAAGGATCAGTGGAAACCTGACTATGTTGTAGGTATCACACGCGGTGGATTAATTCCAGCTAACTTAATAAGCCAGTACCTTGACGTACCAATGGAAACATTAAAAGTTAGCTTACGAGACAGCTCTAGTGAATCAGAAAGCAACCTATGGATGGCTGAGGATGCTTATGGATTTAATGCTGAAAAAGATGGAGATCCTTGTTGTAAGAATATTCTTATTGTAGACGATATCAATGACCAAGGAAGTACTATTGCTTGGATTAAAAATGATTGGCAACAATCATGTTTGCCGAACGATGCTCGTTGGGATCATGTCTGGGGTGAAAATGTACGTATTGCTGTGCTTACTAACAATCTAGCCAGCAAACAAGATGTTGACTATTCTGTATGGGAAGTCAACAAAGCAGAAGAAGATTGTTGGTTAGTTTACCCTTGGGAGGACTTTTGGTTATGACAACATTAGCCGATGCCGCAGTAAAATTAATTGTAGGCGTTTTTTTAATTGTAGTTGCTATAGTATTTGGACCCATCATAGGCATTTGGAGTTTAAACACCCTATTTCCTGTATTACATATACCGTACGCACTAGATACCTGGTGTGCTTTCTTTTTGTTATTTGGCAGTGTTACTGGCTTACGGTTTGGAATTAAAAAATGAAGGAACTAACTGCTCCAGAACTTCGAGACAAGATTAAAAAAGTTGAAGAAGATATTAAAAATGCCACTGCTGATAAAGCTCGAGAAATATTAACTCAGTATGTAGATTATTTAAAAGATGAATTAAAAATTCTAGAACAAGGAAAATAATATGACTTATCAAAATCGTATTGCTCATTTAGAAGAATTGCATCAATCGTTAGATAAACGAATCGACGGTATGGAAAGTACAGGTGTGTTTGAAGATGCTACTTTAGAAGTATTAAAGAAACAGCGTTTACATTTAAAAGATCAAATTGCTGAATTAAAAGCGAAATCAAATGGACAACTGCACAGTTAAAACAGTGTACGAAGTTAGAATAGAATGGAAAACCGGTCAAGATACCAATCAATGGTGGAATCAAACCTGTGCTGACATTATGGAAGTATTCGGTCTTCCGGGGGATCGCTATACTAGTCATCCGTATGCAGACTGTATGTTATTTAGGTTTAACTCAAAAAAGGATTATCATCTATGCAAGATATTAATATCAGACAAGATTTAGATTTTTATGGTGTTGTATTATTCGGAGTAATTGCAATCTTATTTGCAATTTGGTGGAATTATACAAATCCGCACTTGGTTGTTAGATATGATTGCTCAATAGCTGAAATATCGCCCGACTATCCTGTGGCAGTTAAAGAAGGTTGTCGAAAACTTCGAGCAAGAAATATTCAATAACTCTTGCAAAAACCTAAATAAACCTGTATAATAACACAATGTGGCAATCCACTGCCTTATCATCGGAGAAACGTAATGCCTAAATATGCATCACCAGAAGAACAAAAAATAGCAGATTTACTAGTAGAAGAAGCACCGTATCATCCCGGATACGAAGATGCCGCAATGAATATGAGCGATAAAGGATATGAAGAAGCAAATCTTGCTGATGCTATCCGTTTTAATATGAAACGTGATAATAAACGTTTTTGGGCTGGTGACAACATTAGCGAATATGTAGTTGGGCACAGAGATGAACTGATTGCTGGCGCAACAGAAGCATTTGAACTAGTGCTTGATAGATTGCTGATCGATCGTGAGACAGATCCGAACTCTAAGGGCACAGCACATCGCTTGGCCAAGATGTATTTTAACGAAATTATGGGAGGTCGATATGATCCAGCACCAGATGCAACAGCATTTCCAAACGATCCAGAGGATCGCTATGAAGGTATGCTTGTGGTTCGCTCTGAGCTACGAAGCATGTGCTCTCATCACCATCAGCCTGTTGTTGGTGTTGCTTATATTGGCATCATCGCCGCTAACAAACTTATCGGTTTGTCTAAGTATACTAGGATCGCTCAGTGGTGTGCTCGCCGTGGAACGCTACAGGAAGAACTCTGCAACGACATCGCAAGAGAAATAATGAAGGCTACTGATTCAGAGAATGTGGCTGTTTATATACAGGCTCAACATGGTTGTTGTGAAAATCGTGGCATTATGGCACACTCTAGTCTAACACAGACCACTGTGCTCAAAGGTGCATTTAATACAGACCAAAGTACTAAGAAAGAGTTTATGGATAATATCAAACTACAACAGGACTTTGCCCCAAGATGATACTAGCGATACTTTGTTTCTTTTTGGGCATGTTAACAGGCTACAATCTCAGTCAAAAACCAAAAGATGTGGTGTTGGACGATAAACTTAGATCGGAATTAGCTGTGGCTGAAAACCTAAATACTAGCCTTAAACGAGATTTAGAACAAGCCAAAGAAACAATTTGGAAATTAAAGAATCCTAAATGAAAAAAATCATTGCAAGAATAGTCAGTGAGATGTTATACTACTTAGGGCATTGGATTAGTTTTCCAATGCAGTGGTTTGATTGGACATGGCTGTATCCAATATATAACCAACTGATGAATTGTAGTAGCAACATACAAGATTGGGCCGGTAATGATAGACCTTGGAAGAAAATATGAGCAAGATTAAGATAGCAGAATTGTTTTACAGTGTACAAGGAGAGGGTAGATATATGGGAGTTCCCAGCGTGTTCCTTAGAACTTTCGGCTGTAATTTCCGCTGTGCAGGTTTTGGTATGCCTCGTGGCGAACTGAGCGATGAGGCAGGAGTCCTAGCAGAAAAACAAGAAAAATACAGCGAGTGGAAAACTTATAATGAACTTCCATTAGTTAGTACAGGTTGCGACAGTTATGCATCATGGCATCCTAGTTTTAAAGACCTAAGTCCAATGCTAGAATCTAATGCTATTGCCGAACGCATTCAGCAAATACTCCCAACAGGGCGTTGGTTAGAAGAGCATCTAGTAATCACAGGCGGAGAACCATTGTTAGGATGGCAACGTGCTTATCCAGATTTACTAGATCATGCAATGATGCATTTCTTAAAAGAAATTACATTTGAAACAAATGGTACTCAAGAACTTACTTCAGACTTTAAAGAATATCTTACTAACTGGAAAAATAGTAATTCACACTTAGACGGTGCATTGCGTGAAATCACATTTAGCGTTAGTGCTAAACTTCCAGCTAGTGGTGAAAAGTGGGAAGAAGCTATTCGCCCCGATATTGTATGTGAATATGAACAAGTTGGTACAGCATATCTTAAATTTGTTGTAGCTACAGAACAAGACATTGCAGATGCAGAACGTGCTGAAATGGAATATCGTGCAGCCGGTTTTAAAGGACATGTCTACTTAATGCCAGTAGGTGGCGTTGAAAGTGTATACACACTAAATGCAAAAAATGTAGCCCTGGCTGCTATGAAACGTGGTTGGAGATATAGTGATCGACTACAAGTTCCATTGTTTAAAAACGAGTGGGGTACTTAATATGTTAATGTGGCTATGTGCAGGTATCATTTGGGCAATGGCAATTTTTTTAATTGCAAAATTTATGCCTGGTGGATGCAGCGGCAACTGTTTTCAGGGTCGCGGAAAATGTAATTGTGGGAAATATGATGATTAAAAATTTATTTAGAAAATGGTTGGGTATTGATCAACTTCAAGCCGAAAAAGCATTACTCCAACAAGCTAGAGATAAGGCTGTTGCTGAAACAGTGTTAGCTCAAGAAGCAGAAGAGAAAGCCAAAATGGATCCAAAAACTCGTGCTACTGCTCGAGGTGAACCTTGGGTAGCTGTATTAGATACACATGTTAATAAAGACAATATCCGTAATGGCTTTTTTGAGCTTGACTGGAATGACCTTTTTATAGTACAATTGAAACAAGCTGGATATGGTTATGATGGTGATCCAGATGAAGAGATTGTTGATCGTTGGTTTAGAGACCTTGCTGGCAATATGATTGCAGAAGCGGGTGGTGAACCTCAAAAAACAATCGGTGGTTATATTAATGTAAACAGGTTAGGAAACGGCAAAGCCGAAGTAGAATGAACATTGTTAAAATCCAAAGTGATCCACCAAAAAGTGAGTTTGCTCCTATTTGGAACTTTCCGATTGGGATTACTGAGTGGAATGCTTTTGAAAAGATAGATACAATTAGAACATGGTTACTTTCTAACGAATCTCGAATTATTAACGAGTTTCCAAATCACGGAGATAGAGATGGTGGCACTGGTTTAGGTCCTGATAGTGTTACTGCTAGATTTGGTCGATACAACTTGTTTAACTTTTCTTCAGAACTGGCAGAGTTCGATAGTTTATTAGATTTTTTAAGAAAATCATACATTAAATTTGTACAAGAAACTAATCATAAGATACAAGATACAAATATCGTTTCATGGTTTAATGTCTTAAGAAAATCGGAGAAAATTAAAGAACATGCACACGGATCCCATCCTTATGCATATTTAAGTGGAAATATGCATTTAGACTCTTACAAAACCATTACCTATTATAGGTCACCCTACGATAAAAATTTCCTAAATGTTAAAAATATTAAAGGTGGTTTAACAATTTTTCCAGCATGCATACTACATGGTACTGACGACTTTGACGGTGACTTTAGAGTTAGTATTGGATTCGATTTATGGTTAGACACTACTACTCACCCGACTGATGTGGGATTAAACCCTATTCCGTTTATTAACAAAGATATTTTAAAAACATTATGACATATATTATAGTTGATACTGCTAACACGTTCTTTCGTGCTAGACATGTGGTACAAGGTGCCGCAGACATTAAGTTGGGCATGGCGTTCCATATTACATTTAATAGTATCAAAAAGGCTTGGCAAGACTTTGATGGTACCCATGTGGTATTTTGCCTAGAAGGTCGTAGTTGGCGTAAGGACTTTTATGCTCCATATAAAGCCAATCGTGCCGCTACTCGTGCCGCACATACGGAAAAAGAAGCTGAAGAAGAACGTGTATTTTGGGAAGCCTTTGATGAGTTTAAGAACTTTGTCAGCGAAAAGACTAATTGTACAGTTATGCAACATCCTAATCTAGAAGCAGATGATCTAATTGCTGGTTGGATACAAGCACACCCAAAAGATAAACATGTTATCATTTCAACAGACGGTGACTTTGCACAATTAGTTAGTCCTAATGTTAGTCAATATAACGGTGTAGGTGATTTACACATTACACACGAAGGAATCTTTGATGCCAAAGGTAAACCCGTTAAAGACAAAAAGACAGGCGAGCCAAAGCCAGCACAAGATCCAGAATGGATGCTATTCGAAAAATGCATGCGTGGCGACACATCAGACAATGTATTTTCAGCTTATCCAGGTGTACGAACAAAAGGGTCAAAGAACAAAGTCGGTCTCATGGAGGCGTTTGAAGATCGCAAGACTAAAGGATTTAATTGGAATAATCTAATGCTACAACGTTGGGTAGATCATAATGGCGTCGAACATCGTGTACTAGAAGACTATCAACGTAATGTACAGTTGTGTGATCTAACTGCACAACCGGATGACATTAAGGCTAAGATTAAAGAAACTATTGCCGCACACGCAGTACCCAAAGATGTTACACAAGTAGGAATCCGTATGCTAAAATTCTGCACTAGCTACGATATGAAAAAGATTGCTGATAATATACAGCAGTATGCAGAACCATTTCAAGCAAAATACCCGCAAGGAGAATAATATGGCAACTAAAGAAGAAAAAGATCAATTAATGGAGATTTTAAAATTTACTCCGCGTACCTATAAAATATCTATGTGGGGATACGGTGGTGAAAAAGTCATGGGTACAACAACTCAAGAAGTTTGGGATTATTGCAATGACAATCAAATAGACTTGCAAGATATAGCTTGGAATAGTGAAGCGGCAGAGGATATGGGATTAGACGAAGACAAATTACCATTCCCGCCCGGATCATGGTACGAGTGCGATGATATGGGACATGTTAGTGGTGTAAGTCGAGATAGCGGCACACTACAAATTGAAGACGAAAACGGAGAAACTGTATTCGAAAAGTCATTAGATGACTGCGACGGCTGTGATGGAAGTCCAGAACTTTGTTGTAATGATGAAGTATGGGTCGGTTCGCGTAAAAAAGGTGAAATCGTTTTTGTTGGATCTAGTAACGAAAAAGGTACTTTCTTCGAAGGTGAAATCGAACTCAAACAACCATTCAATATTGAAAAGTTAGAATTACATTACGATGATTTCGACGGTGAAGATATTGTCAATGCTGTTTATTACGATGGCGAAGAAATTGACAACTGGGGTGGTAGTACTGATGGTAAGAGTTCAGATTTTAACATGGTTAAAATTATCGATGATAATGGTAAATTTGAACGTTACGAACCAGGTGAAAAAGATTGGGGTCACCCAGAATATGGCACTAGTCCAGAGTCTTGGGAAAAGACTATTGAGTTTAAATTTAAGAAACACAAACCGGTGCACCCAGGTTATTATAATGCGGTATGGAGTCATTTTGGCACTACCTACGGTAGCCTGTATTGGGATGGTACTAACTTTGGTGAGTGGGAGTTTGGTAAGTTCAAACCTATTACCAGTGTAGATCGTTGGTCTGGTTACGATTGGGATACTAGTGATTGGGCTAATCGTCCTCCTGAACCGCCAAACCTTATATGCGACAATAAAGAGTGCGGTTGGGTAGGAAAGAGTGAGGAACGTCGTACTGATGATGATTACAACGATCACTGCCCTAGATGTGATGGCACTGAATTTAGCTGGATCGACTATGATCCAGACACCAAAGAGGGACGTGCTAATCGTGAAAAATATATTGCCATTGATGTTACCAGTGACTTAGAAAAAGAATTAGAAGAACTCAAGGCAGAATTCGAAGCATTGTGTGAGGAAGAATAATGGATATTTTTTGGTTTTTAATCGGTAGCTTTGGTGGTTTTGTTGCAGGACGTAGTACTGCCCCTAAACAAATATCACCACAAGATGAGAAGCTGATTGAAGAAAATCAAAGGTTAAATACAGATATAGCCTATTATAAAAAATTAACTAAATCGCTAGTTGAAGAAAATAAAGAATTAAAGTATAATGTACGTAAGTAAATTCATTTATAGTATACAGACACATGTGAGGAATTAACAATGACAGAGCTACACGCTAAACCGATTGTAGATGGAAAATTTTGGATCGTAGAAAAAGACGGTGAAAGAATTGCCACGCTACACAAAAAAGAAAACAACAAATTTATCCTAAGTAGTACCAATGGAGAAATGATGTTTAATAAGAAACAAGATCTTACTAAAGAATTTGGAGAAGATTTCTTTTTAACTAAAACTAAAGTTAGAGTGACACCAGTTGAAACAACTGAATGTCATGGATACCCAACTTCATGCAAACCGTACAATGCCATGTATGATGTTCGAAATAAGTTACCTCTGTTTACTAAGAGCAATGCTAGTAAGAGTTTATATTGTGCAGGATATTATACAATTCAATTTAATAAAGGTTGGGTTAAATCATTCTGTCCTAAATTGATTACACTTGAACGCAATCCCTACAAAGGACCATTCAAAAGTGAATTAGAAATGAAATCGGTATTGGCAAATGCAAAATCAGATTAATTTAACACCTATTACTCAATTTGCTCAGACACTTAGAGCTGCAGAATTATCACAACAAAAAGAAGTTAAAATTCCTATTGCCCAAGCAAGACTACTGAATCTAGCCTTAACTGAGATACAGGATAAACTACTGCAAGATTACGAAAGTATGTACAATGCACTCAAAGGTGGGGTGGAAACTGCGGTTGTAGAGGTTCAAATGGATGGCGGCGGTTTCGAAGACAAATAGAGATAAATATATACGTACTTAATTGGATACGTATATTATGAGCCGACCAAAGCCAAAAGTCTTATTAGAGCATACTAACAAGAAAACCTACAAAGCAGAACAGATCCTAGAAGCAGAAGCTATTTGGGCTGTGTTCTATAAGAACGAGCCATTTAATCTCAAAAGCTTCAATAGCCTTACCTCTTATCCTGGACCTAAGTATAAAAAGGTTTCCTTTAGTAATCCTGGCCATGCTCGCAATCTTGCGAAGAAATTAAACTTAACATTCGGCTGTGAAGACTTTCAAGTTGTTATGTTAACACAAGGCACTATCATAAAATGATAACCCGTGATGCCCTAACCAAAATATTTTTACAGCAATGGGGCAAGAGTACAGACGAAGCAAATTTTAAAATTTATTCACGCAAGTGGTGGCAATCAACTCGTGTGAGTAAACAAACTGCCTTCAGACTAAGTGATGAGGGTTATGAATTTTTAGTACAGGAATTAGATTTGAAAGAGTATGAAATTCCATTTACTGAACCAATCGAACTAAGTCCACAGACTATTGTATTCTTAGAAAGATATGTAGATTGCCCATACTATCTTACACCAATGTCAATCACAGTATTCGCTGAACGCAAAAGTTTTGAGCTAATGTTGTTTTCTGACGACATCCGCAAATTTGGTTTGATTAAAGCTATGAATGAGCGTGAAAAAGAGTTAGCCAAAACAGATGATGGAGAATAAATCCTATTGACTTATTTGCTAGTTGAGCGTATAATATTACTTATAGCGTAACAGATTAAGTATATTTAAAACCTCAAACTAAGATAGGAAATAAAATGGCTGCAGAACTAGTATCACGTACAGTTGGCCCTAAAGGTGCTAAAAAGTCACTTCGTAAGGCTTTCAAGAATCAACGTCCAATCTTCCTTTGGGGTCCTCCAGGAATTGGCAAGTCTGACATTATCAAACAGTTAGGTACAGAATTAGATGCTCATGTTATTGACGTTCGTTTGTCACTTTGGGAACCTACAGATATTAAAGGTATTCCATATTTTGATTCGAACGACGGCACAATGCGTTGGGCACCTCCTAGTGAATTGCCAGATGCAGAAATGGCTAGTAAATACTCGCAAATTATCTTATTCTTAGATGAGATGAATAGTGCGGCTCCTAGTGTACAGGCGGCAGCTTATCAGCTTATTTTAAACCGTAAAGTTGGTACATATCATTTACCAGACAATGTTGTAATTGTTGCAGCTGGTAACCGTGAAACTGACAAGGGCGTTACATTCCGTATGCCTGCTCCGTTGGCTAACCGTTTTGTTCACTTAGAAATGGCTGTTGATTGGGATGACTATTTTGAGTGGGCTGTTGAAAATAAGATCCACAAGGACGTTGTAGGTTTCTTATCATTCAGCAAAAAGAGCTTGTATGATTTTGATCCAAAATCTAGTTCACGTGCATTTGCTACACCCCGTAGCTGGTCTTTTGTAAGCGAATTGCTTACAGACGATGATACAGATGTAGACACACTAACTGATTTGGTTTCAGGCTCAGTTGGCGAAGGTTTGGCAATCAGCTTTATGGCTCATCGTAAAGTTGCTAGCAAAATGCCCAATCCTACAGATATCTTATCAGGCAAAGTTAAGAAAATGGATAGTAAAGAGATTTCAGCAATGTACTCACTTACTGTGTCATTATGCTACGAATTGAAAGATGCTTGCGATAAGAAAGCTAAAACTTGGAATGATCAAGTCAATAACTTCTTCCAATTTATTATGGATAACTTTGAAACAGAATTGGTTATTATGGGTACTAAGTTAGCATTGTCAACTTACAAATTACCTTTGGACCCGGATGAAATTAAATGTTTTGACGAGTTCCATGCTAAATTTGGCAAGTATATTGCCCAAGCAACAGAGAAATAATAGCATTTTGAGCCACTTGACACCTCCTTCGGGAGGTGTTATAATATATACTATAGTGAACGAACAGGAGCAGAGATGGCACACCAAGATCCAATCATAGATAAGATTATCGTAGCACGAGTTAGTTTGCTACTAAAACATCCGTTTTTTGGTAACATGGCTACACGCTTAAAGATTCAAGAAGCAGAAGATTGGTTACCTACGGCGGCTACAGACGGACGTACCATTTATTTCAATCGCAAATTCTTCGATCCACTTACAGTTAAACAAGTTGAATTTGTCATTGCACACGAAATCCTACATAACGTATTCGATCATATGGGTCGTAAAGAAGGTCGTGATGCAAAGATTTTTAACATTGCCGCAGACTACTGTGTGAATGGACAATTAGTTCGTGACCGTATCGGTGATCATCAAATTCCTGATATTAAAATCTTCCACGATCCTAAATATTACGGTATGGGTGCTGAAGAGGTCTACGATAAGATCTACGACGAAATGGATGAGGAAGAACTTAATCAATTGGGCCAATTATTAGACGAACATATTGATTGGGGATCTGAAGGTAAAGATGGCGATGGTAAAGGCAATCGTCCTAAATATTCTAAAGAAGAATTAAAACAAATTCGTGATGAAATACGTGAGGCTACGGTACAGGCTGCACAAGCCGCAGGTGCTGGTAATACTCCTGCTAGTGTAGCACGTATGATTAAAGAATTGACAGAACCTAAGATGAACTGGCGTGAAATACTACGTCAACAAATCCAAAGTACTATTAAGAACGACTACTCATTTATGCGTCCTAATCGTAAAGGTTGGCACATGAATGCAATTTTGCCCGGTACACAATTTGAAGATACTATCGATATTTGTGTAGCTATTGATATGTCTGGTAGTATCAGTGATGCTCAAGCTAAAGATTTCTTAGCAGAGATCAAAGGTATTATGCAAGAGTACAAAGATTTTAAAATTAAAATATGGTGCTTTGATACTAAGGTATATAACGAGCAGTCATACGATGGATACTCCATCGATGAATTTGATCAATATGAGCCAATGGGCGGTGGTGGCACAGACTTTGAAGCCAACTGGGAATACATGAAAGAAAATGATATTCAGCCTAAGAAGTTTATCATGTTTACAGATGGTTACCCGTTTGGTAGCTGGGGTGATGAAAACTACTGTGATACAGTATTCATTATTCACGGTAATGATACTATTGTCCCTCCATTTGGTGAGCATGCATACTACGAAGAATCTAAGGTTCCTGCATAATGGCATTAAAAACCGGCAAGCCGAATGCCTTAAATTATTTTGATTTGCGGAGGGTAGAAGTTGCCTGTCCGCATTTTAAATATACTACATTAGATAGGTATAATCCAACCCTAGTCAAAAATATAGACCATTGGATTCGACAAAATTTAAATAATAGATATTATCTAGGACAAGGAATAGATCTAGATAATACTAACACAATTATCTATACTACTATAATTGGATTTGAAAGTGAAAAAGAATTAAGTTTCTTCACAATTGCCTGTCCTCTTTTGCAACAGAGATAATTATATACGTACATATTACATTAAGGAGATACCATGACTGATACAGTACAGCAACCAGAAGCACAACAAGAAGCACCTGCCGCTAACAGCACAGATTTAACAATTAACGATTTACAATCATTAAAAGTAATTATCGATATCGCTAGTTCACGCGGTGCATTTAAGCCAAATGAAATGGTAGCAGTTGGACAGACATATACTAAGTTGTCAACATTCTTAGATACAATTGCCGCTCAACAAGCCGCAGCACCAGCAGCACCAGCAGGAACACCAACAGGAGCCTAATATGGCACAAGAACTTAAACACGTAGGTCGTGTTATAGCTACTAACAAAAAAGTGTTAGTTGCATATCGCACATTACCAGGCGATGCACATTATTGCTTAATTGTACCAACTGAAAATTTACCAGATATCTACCACGATGCGTTGATTAATCTAGTAGAAAGCCCAGCTGGGCAAGAAGCGTATGAATTTGCAGAAGCTATGGATCGCACACAATTTCCAGATGGCTCAAGAATGCTACCGGCATTACATGCTAGTGGACGATTGATCAAAGCACCAACAGCATCAATTGAAATGACTCCTACTACAGGATATTCAATTGTATTGTCAGAGCTTAATCAAGTCATTGCCGAACAACGCGGAATTGCAGTAGATGACTTATCTCTAAAAGATAGTTTCGAAGAGAAGAAACAAGATGCAACACCATCTGCTACTGTTGAACAAGTTGTTTCCGAATCGGATACTACAGTCGCAGGACCAAACGATACACCAGAAGCAACAGCTAAGATGTATCGTAGTCAAGCAGATAAACTAGCAAAAGAAGCAGCTAAGTTTCGTAGAATGGCAGAGGAGTTGGTTCCGACCAAAAAGAAAGCATAGTGACAAAGCCGGGAAGAAACCTTCCCGAGAATGTTGTTAAGCATTGGCCAGAAGTTTTCAATGATGTACACTTAAATGTGTTACCTCTCAGGTATCTCCATACCGTTCTGGTCAATTTTAAAGACGGCAAGACTTGGGAAATTAAAATAACAGCTAAAACTAAAAAGGACGGATGGAGTGCCTTTGAAAGACACTTATCCGAACTTTGTAAAGCATACGAAGAAACTATCGAAGATGTTGATTTTAAATTAGATACTGAACGTGTACGTAAAGATATTGAAAAATCAACTCAACAATTTTTAAAAAAAAGAAAGCTATAAATGAATGTTCGATTACTCAGTTACTCCCAACCCACACAGGAATTTGCAGATTTGGGCATCCAAGATGCACAGGAACTCATTGCGTATTGCGCCCGTGTCAGCAATCCCAGCAATCAACTTAACACAGACACATCAGAAAAACTTATTAAATATCTCATCAAACACCAGCACTGGTCACCACTCGAGATGGTCAGTGCCTGTTGTGAGATCACTACCACCAGAGACATTGCCCGTCAGATCCTCCGACATAGATCTTTTAGCTTTCAAGAATTTTCTCAGCGATACGCAGACCCTACTAAGGACCTTGCATTCGTCACAAGAGAAGCACGATTGCAAGACACAAAAAATCGCCAAAATAGTATCGAAACGGATGATGAAACTTTACAGCGAGAATGGGAAGATGTGCAACAACGAATTATCGAAGCATCGCAACTTGCATATGAATGGGCTATCACTAAAGGCATAGCCAAAGAACAAGCACGTGCAGTATTACCAGAAGGTTTAATTGAAAGTCGTTTATATATGAATGGCACACTACGTAGTTGGATTCACTTTATTGAACTGCGCAGTGCTAACGGTACACAACTAGAACATCAAGAAGTAGCAATAGCCTGTGCTAAAGTTATTGCTGAGATATTCCCAATGACCATTGATCTTTTAGCCAAGTAAAGTCGTTTATCTTTAACAATGCCTCTTTATTAGAGGCATTTTCTTGACCATACTTTTTGCCTGCATTAGCACCAATGATGGCCCAATCACCGAAGTCTGAACCATTTTGATAGGTACACCAAGTATTCAATCGATCATCTGTTTCTATGTCGATCTGTCCAGGAATTATTTTACTGGATAACTTTACACATTCCCTAAAGGCACTTTTCCAAGTATTAAAAGGATCTGTATTAAATGCAGTAATATTACTAACTTCCGGCATTGGCACACATAATTTACCAATGCTAGTAGTCATGTCAACTGTGCTAGTATCTAGCTTCAATGTTAACGATCTTGGTATTAACTTTACTCCACCATAGCCATATTCTAAATCATTAATTGGATTTATACTCTTCCATACAAATACTGTATCGGTCTGATTACGAGCATTAAAATCAAAATTAAACGAGTCTAATATGTCTGCATCACCGTCAACTATCCAAACAAATCGAGATAGGCTCGGTTTAACTGCGGCAATATGTGCAGCATGTATTCCTGTAACTCCATCTACTCTTCTAGCTTTAGGAAATCGTGCAAGAAGTTTTGCATAATTTTCATCTGCATTCAATTCATTATAACTAATAAAAACAATATCGTACATTATCGTTTACGTATAATTCTCGGAGTATTGTTATATACAGTCTTAAAAAATTGACTGCCAGCGGGATCTAAATTAGCTATTTCTAGTCCGCATCTATTCATTAAATCGTTACCTAATTGATTAATTAATTTAGCAGCATCTTCGGGAGTTAGTACAGCATGTTGTGCTTCCCAGCGAGCAGTTAGATACTCAAAATCTCGAACATTTGAATAATCCCAATCTGTACAGCTAGTCAGAAATGCTCCTTCTCTTGCACCAAGTATACTCCATATTCCATTTTCAACATCTGCTCCAACACTTGACCAGATTAATAATCTATGGTAATTTTGCCACCATACTGTTTTAAGATCTGCAACTCGAGCACCTTGATCCAAACTCATCTTTACACCTTCACGGAATCCTGCTCGCCATGCTTGGAACGGAGTTGCATTAGTATAACTTTCACTATAGTTTTCATTAAACTGATAGTATCGGTCATCGAAACAAAACTCAACTAATCCCTTAGTATCGGTTGGGTCGCTGTTTTCATGTGTGCGCATTTCATTGACAAATTTACGTGTCCATAATTTAAGACCGCCGTTGCCGTACATAAGTCCATTAACGTGAACTTTTCCACACCACGAAAATACATTTTCACTAGTTAGCCCTAGTGCATCTAGGTCTATTTCAACTTCTTGAAACTTAGGATCTACAATATTATCTGCATCAACTGTAACAAAGTACTCTGTATCGCTTAAAGCAGCACAGGCCTTATGCGCAGCATCACTACCTTTAACTCCGTGTACACGTTTTGCCCAGGGAAACTTAGAAAGTAGATCAGCATAATTTTTTTCAGCATTTGGTTCATCGTAGCTGAGAAAGATAATATCTTGTTCTATAATTTTTATTTTATTTGTCATTTATTATTAATCCATAACTATGAAAATGTGTCTTTGATGATATTGAAATTTTATCTATATGCTTTTCTATCTTGCTATCAAAAGGTACAACTATACTTTCATTACTTACTAGATCTTTAATTTTAATTATAATGGTTCTAATCAAGAAATCAAAATCATCTTCGAGTGTTACAAAAAAGATTGCATGACTAGTAACATCTGTAACAGTACGATCTTTAGCAGACTTAGACAGTTTGAACTCCCAACAATTATTTACATTATCCCATATAGTTGATAATTCAGTATTCTTTGAAGGAGGATTATTAATCCACTCAAACGATTTATTTTTAAATGCAAATCCCTGTAAAGGATTATTTACTCGAGTTATTGTAATTTCGTTTTTATCTTGTACTACTATGTAGTCTCGAGGATTTCTACTTCCGTCAATAAACAGTTTAAATTCTTCAAACGAAAGCTCAACACTGTGTTTATCAGTAGGTAGTTTTTCAGGAGATACACTTAAAATCATTCCGGTTTTTTTATCGTAATGAATATAATATCTTGGCTCGTAAGGAGTGATTTTTTTACGAGCCATACGCTAGTTTCTCCAATCGAGTTAATAGTTCTTTTGTAATAAATTGTTTTTCTATATAATGAAATATTCGCGTTTGTTTAATATTACCAACGACTAATTCTCCCTTAGAATTTAGTATGCTAGGCACAGTATCCTGCCAATTAGCAGAAGATTCTTTCCATTCTTGTAGTGGAACTTTCATATGTATGAATTCTAAAGGACTACACACATCAACTGCATAGTTATGCATGCCTGTAATTTCTATAGCAATGGCAGCAGCTAAATCCATGCTGAGCCAATTTTGATAATGATTAGGTGCAAATTTATCATAACACCAGGCCCAATTATTACATACAAATTCTAATACCTTATAAAATTCGTGAGCTGATGTTGATTTTTTAAAATAATGTAGGGCATAATAGGGACTAGATAGTTGATTAGATACAAATGCCTTACGATGATATGTATCATTTACTATATCTAATTTATGATTTCTTACCCGTGAGCAAAATTTAACATCATAGTTTTTACAATAATACCACCATTCAACAATGTCTTCTAGTATCAACATGTCACTATCTAATACAATTGTTTCCTCATACGGCGATACATGATATACCTTCCAACGATTTTCGCCCTTTAATGGCGAAGTAGGTTCATCAGTAAACCAAGGAATAGGCAGTATCTGATCAAATATTTTTTGATATTTTTTTGGTACAGGATCGTTTGTGATTAATGAAACTGCCGTGACTTCAGTTTGACTAAATTTAATACTTAACGCCAGAGCATACGCCTGTTTGACATAATCAACAGTATCGGTATTTTGTGCGTAGATCAGAAATCCTCTAGACACCATAACCTCCATCTATAAATCGATTAAGACTAAATTTATTCATAACATGCACATCCAAACCAGTGGTCTTAACTGCGGTATATTCGCCTAAGTAATCTTTCTTTTCGACAAGAAATGACATTGTATTTTCTTTTGCAGAAATCAATATATCCTTGTCCGTTGTAAAGGTCATAGTTCCAGGCAACTCTACAGCAAAATTGCCATTAGTTTTTCCATTCATAATATGTATGGCTATACTAAATGCAAAATCATTACGATATGTATGGGCATCGATACTATAGAGTACTTTAAAATAATTCCAATTAGCCTTAATGTATTCAATTAAATCAAAAAACGATTTCATAAGATCGTTCTTTTCAAAGATAAAAACAGTAGCCCAATAAAAAGGAATTGAATATGAACTAATTCTATCAAACATTGCCGGTCTATCTAACGCTAAATCAAAACTATTTTGATAGATTTGAAAATCATGTTCATTAGTTAGTGCAGGTTTTAACACTCTAGAATTTAAAATATAATCGCTGTCTAATACAATAGTACGATCGTATGGAGTTAGATCGTATACTTGGCTTCTTGAAAAGTTTTTCCAATCTAACATTTTACCGGCAAGAGTACCGTCATGAAACTTTTTTTGTTGTGTAGTTGTTGCAGGCGGTACTGAAATAACTTGATCAAACGGATGATCAGGATAGGCTTTTAATAACCAATCTTTACTGTCAGTTATTAAACTAACAGGTATATCTAAATAATCTTTCACTCGATTAGCTGCAAAGATTGCTAATTTAACATAATTAACATTGCTATTGTTATGAGCAAATATCACAGCACCAGTTGTCATAGATCCACTATATCAGAAATTTTTCTTTTATTTTTAAGTTCAGCAAATTTAGCTGCATATTCAGTTGTTGCTTCAAAATATACACCTACAATGCTATCAAAAAAATCTTGAACATCATCGATGATAACTGGAAAATCATTTGCATCAACAAATGCAATATCAGCAGCGTGTCCAATATCTAGAATAGTTTTGGCAAAGTTTATTAATTCTGGGGAAACTTTAAATGTTGCACCATTAGTATAGTAAACTAATTTTTGATTATATTCTTCTAATATCACTCTGCGCTGATTTGACAGGGTAGACATATAATTGGCTACTGCAAACGCTTTTTCAATTCTTTCATCCATAGACAACTCCGTAGTATACGATAATACACTACAGTAGTTAGCTTGTCAAGAGCTTAGGCTAAATTAAATTGATTAAGGGAATGTAGAACTTGTAGTTGGCAAGTATGCTGCAACTGAAACTGCACCGGATGAGTATATAGCATTAACATTACTAGTAATAGTTGCTGTTACATTTTCATCTGTGCCCCAAGGTGGATTTGGTTGGCCTGATAGGTCTTGGAATTCGATAGTGAATGTTATTACTGTGCCGGCAGAATTTAAATTGCAGCGAATATCATACTGATTTGGAGCATAAGTTCCACTGATTGCATTTGAATAAATGGTTTGGGTTGCACCTTTATTAGAATTAAAATATGTCCAACCGTAACCAGATCCTGTACCACTCGATCCGCTCTTAGTAGTAGCAGTATATCCAAAAGTAATAGTTCCCATGTTGGATAACATTGTTGCCCATGAGTAATCTTTTGTTCCCACTGTGCCAGATTGTCCACCAGTTGCACTTGCTGTAATATTAAAAACACTTCCGGCGTTAAAATAATACTCTGCTGCTAAATTGCTTGCAAATGTCAATGTTACTGTATTAGTAACAGTGCCATTCCATCCGGGCGAACGCTGAGTACTTACCGGATATGGACTCGATGATGGGACAGTATATTGGCCTGCTGGAGCTTGTACATAACATCCTGGATAACTTACTCCGCCAACTGATGAAGATGATGAATTAGCCAATGCCTGTGCCACAGCCAAATATGATGCACGATCAGAATCTTTAATTTTTATACTAGTTGTTGCTGTGGTCAAACCGCTTCCACCATAAGAAGGAGCAGCATTAAGCTGATGATAATTGACTGCAGAAATATCATTTTGTAATGCATTCCATTGAGCGGCTGTAATCTTTGCATTAGATGCTACTTGACTACTACTGAGAGCTTGTCCATAACCTGCAGCATTTTGTCCAAGGACACCTGCTATAGTACTTTGAATAGTATTATAATCATTAGCAGCAATTGTTGATCCAACTCCAGTCATTTATTATCCTTTTTTCGTGTGATATTTATTATTATAGAATTACACACTCAACAAGTGTGATTTCTTCACTAGTGTTATCTTCCAATGCAATGGCAAATACCATGTAATCAGGATCTTGAGTAGAACGAGCTGTTCCGTCTTTATAAGCAACCATTAAATCACCCTTATTACATGTTCCCCAAACTTTTACAGGTACACGTCCTTTAAGAGCAATATATGTTCCACCTTGTAATTCACTATTCATCATATATGCAGGATTTTCACTTACAACACCAAGTGCTTTAAATCCTTGAGCAGATGCTGTTACTTCTGCATCACCACCTACTATAACAACTGTACCAACTTCATACTCTGCATCAGCTAGATATTTTTCAGCTAAGTCAGCATAGTTTGCAGATGTTGCAGTACCTTGGAATAGATTAGCTGTGATATTTGCACTGCTATCTCTACCTACAATCGTATTTGCAGCAGCGGCTGTACTGGCTGTTGCACGAGCTGTGTTTAAAGTTAAACCATCAGCAGTGTATGCAGTACCTTGGAAATAACTAGCATAAACAGTTGCCCATTGTAATGCATTTGTACCTAAATTTGAAACTCCGCTTAGTCCTGGAGTAATATCATTACCATTAACAATTAATGGTGTTTTAGTCACTCCCGAAACATTGGTTTCAAATAAAATTTGTGAGCCGTATGTATTTTGAATTGTCGGAGTTGTTTGACTAGCATTAAATACGCTTAGTTTTGCAACAGGATTACCTACAGTAAATCCTGCATCGCTAAAGTTAACTAAGGTACTAAATGTAGCATTGCCTGATTGAACAAATGAACTAGCAGGATATCCTCCTAATTTATCAGCATTAGTTGCTGTACCCCAGAAGCGTTGGCTTCCAGAAGTTACACCGTTGGCTGCATTTTCTGTATAAGAAAGTGTTAAACCTTGTTGGATATAATCAAATCCGGTAATTGGATTTGTTGTAGAATTTAACTGGAACGGAGCATCTGATCCGGCGATAGTGAATACTGTTGCACCATTAACAATACCTTGGATAATTGGATGTGCAATATTGCTAGTATCAAGAACACTAACAGATTGCATTTGTGTTGTGCCGGCTCCAGTAACTTCCTGTGGCCCGATAAGTGTAAATGTAGTGCCAGTATATGCATATAACTGATTACTAGCGGTATTAAACCAGAAATCTCCCTGTGTTAATCCACTAGGAGCACTTGTTCCAAGTTCAGCTCCGCCAGTATTGCGGAATTTTGAACCGTCATAAAATTTTAATTTCTTGGCGCCACTATCAAACCATAGTTGACCTGCCAAAGGATTTGGGGGACTATTTGTATTTGCAAAATTTTCTAGCAACCATACAAAGTTATCGTTCTGTGCTTGACCGTATCCAGCATAATTCTTACCAATCAGTGTAAGATCAGTAGACGTATCAACTGTACCGTCCGCAACTGTAGTAAGTAATGTACCGTTATAATGGTTAATTGTATATGACATAGTCTCGCTCGTTCCTTATTTCAGTGTATTTATCATAGTTTGGACTGTTTACCATGTGCTTAATCCGGCACGTTTCCAGGTATTTGTAGCAGTACAAACATAAACATAGTTAGCATCCCATGCAATTTGCCCTACAACACCGGTAGCCGATGAACTTGCTGGAGTTAAAGGAGTTGCTCTAACCGTACCGTTTATATCTAGAGTAGCTTGAGGAGCAGCAGTAAATATTCCAACTGTATTAGTTGTTGCATTCACATGCAGTGCTGGATAACTTGTATCACTTTGTACATTAATTTCAAAATTTTGATTAGGTTGTTTTGATTGTAGCTGGAACAAACTATAAGAAACATTAACTTGAGAATATCCAGCAGTACCTAATACCAATGGTGTAGCATTTTGTATCGAAATACTTCCGCTAGTCGAAGAATCGCTAGTAGTTGATACAAAACTATCAGTTGTTTTAAGGCTACCGTCTGGAGCTAATAAATTTGTAGCTTGGCTAACTGGTACATTAAATTGTACACCATTATATGTACTAGCATTAAATCCGATTCCGATTGAACCGGAAATTGCAGTGATACTAGATGATGCTACTGTTGTACTAGTACTTACTGAATATGTTCCAGTTCCTCCAGCTGTGCCTGTTAATTGTCCTGTAATTGTTGTGCCCGGTGTAATCCCAGTCCCAACTATAGTTTGTCCCACACTTAGTGTTCCAGAAATTATTGTTGTAATTGTTAGTGTAGTACCTAATTGGCTGCCTACAACTTGTGCAGTTGATGTAAATCCAGTAATAGTTGAGGTAGGGGTAAACGCTTCTTTAGCAAATATTCCTAATAAAGTATTAGCTACGTATAAAGATACAATCGTATGATTAACACCGATTGTGTCAATAACATCACTTACAACAAAACCTGATTGTCCTTGAGTTTTTGTATAAATCGGACCTGCTAAGGTAGTTTCAAGACCGTCATTAAAATATAATTGACTAGTCGCACTGTTAATCCATAGTCCACCTGATGATAATCCGCTCGGCGCAGAACTTGCAACTATTGTATTACCGGTAGGAGTAAAATTAGTACCATTGTAAATTTGTAAAACATTTTGACTAGTATCATACCATAACTGTCCTTTAATAGGATGATTAGGCTGACTAGTATTAGCAAAATTTTCTAACAGATGAACAAAATTATCGTTAATAAACAAACCATATCCACTGGTATTTTGTCCAATTAATGTTAAATCGGTTGCAGTTTGATCAACTGTGCCATTTGCTACACTTGTTAATGTAGAGCCGTTAGTTAAAAGAATCGAATATGTCATTATACGTTACCAGTAAAGATGATGTAGTTAATACTCAAGTATGGGTTCATTACAGTTATTGCTTGACCAATACTTGCAGAATTAACACCGGCAGTATTTTCTAAACCATAACCTGTACTAGTAGTGGCAGGCAATCCGTGACCGTAACTTGCAGCATTATCTGTTATACCACCGTTAACACCCGGAGCATAATATTGAGCAGTTCCATCATTAAGACTATGAGTATGTTGCGGAAGCTGTGTTGTATTCAATACAACATTTTGACTTCCTGAATATCCGCCAAGAGTGTCGGCGGCAATATTACTAACACGTCCTGCTGGACCAATTTGTCCGCCAGTATTAACATTAACTGGGGGAGTTCCACTAGTTTGTGCTTGAACGAATCCTTGAACATTTCCATAATTGTTCATGTTATCCAACCCTAGAGTAAATCTTCCTCTTAGATCGGGCAATTTAAATGTGTTTGCTCCCAATAGAGTGTTCTGAGCACCATAGATGTATCCAATCACTAGGAATAATTGATTGTATGTTGTTGTACCAATTTCACTTCCATCACACATTAACCAGCCAGGTGGAATAGCAGTTGCTTGTCCTGCAAAAGGCATAATTGAGCCGATTGGGATAGCATATGCTCCGACCCCGTTAAGG